TTTGGTCCCTTCAGGACCTTGCCGTCAGCACGGCGGATAGGTGTACCGTCCAAGCCAAGCTTAGACATGTTGGATTTGTGGACACGGTGCAAGGCTTCTTCAAGATCCCACTCCATGTTCTCTGCATACTGAAAGCATACATAGACAAGGTCAGCCAACTCTTTCAGCTCTGCATCATAGGGCTCAGCGGTAGTTGCGTGGACAAACTCTTTGTATTCTTCAGCGATCAAATCCCGTTGCATAGTCCGGTTGTCCAATGAGTTCTGGATCCCATACGAGCTGCGGAATTGAATCGCTTGATCGCCTAAGCTTTGGTTCGTGCAATGCTGTGTGCTGGAGTTCATTTTCAAGGTAGTGGATAGCCTTTTTAAGGTCTTCAGTCTTTGTGTTATCACCCTTGAAACCGGCTCTGCAAATATACTTAATCGCATTGCCGAGATGATAATTGAGGTCTTGGTCACGGATAAAATCCCAGACTTCTATGGATCCTCTGGTGTAATGAGTGGGTGATTCGGCCATTGTTTAACGAGGTTGGCTACGGTGTTTGATAGTACAAAGTTCTGCTCTTGCAGAGCGATGAACACTGTAATCAAATCTTCCTTTGATGCTTTGTCGAGAAGGTCATTGAGCCTTCTCATTTTGAACTGTTGCTCCATTGTCAGCTTTGTCACCGGGGGTGGCGGGAGGCTGCCAAAGGATTGGTTGTCCGAGTCTGAAGTCATAGTTCTCGTACTGCAGGATCTTAGCAAGCCGAGCGTTGAGTAGAGCATCGTCGTCTGACAATCCTTTCTCTCTGTAGGCTTGGCACACAGCTTCCCAGTGGAAGTCATGTTTGTCAAGGAGATCAGCAGCACGCTTGACTCCGATGCCAGGACAGCCAGGGTACCCATCAGTGGGGTCACCTGCTAGTGACTGGATCATGTGCCAAAGGTCACCTTCCTCCTTTGTAATCTCTTCAACGTCACCCTTCATATCCCAGTAAGCACCGGGTACTTGGCGCATGTCCTTGTCAGGACTGCACAGGATAGTGCCTTCAGAACCAGGCATCGTTGCATCAATGCCCAGTGAGTCATCAGCCTCAAGGCCATGGCGAGTTACAGTGGAGTAGTTCTCGTGACACCAGTTGACCAGACGTTTGTATCCCAGGGGCTTCCTGCGATTTCGATGACCCTTGTAATCGGGGTAAATTTTTTTACGAAAATTTTCAGAGGATGAGAAGTACAGGATAACACTGTCATCCATCATGTCCTTTGTGAGTTTCTTGATCTCACGCTCGAACATCTTCAGAACCTCTGAGAAGTTGGATTGAGCGATTATGACATCGTGTCCGAAGTCAAACTCGAACTCATTAGCTTGTGAGCATTTGTAGCCAGTGAAATCAGCGTCAATTAAAAGCATTAGTGAACTTGAGCCCAGTTGTCTCCGATCTGTGCGTCTGCATCGATGCGGATCCTGAGCTTGTAATAATCACCAGCCATGGCGGCTGATGTGGTGCAGATAGATGCAACTTCATCAGCTACATCTGGTGGACAGCCAAGGGCTTGTTCGTCGTGCACAAAGGCGTACCTTTCGTGCTCGATGCCCTGGAGCCTGTCATGGGTGATCAAGAGCCACCGCTTTGCCAGAACCCCGGCTGCCGACTGCAGCAGGAAGTTCAATGCCTTATGTGGCGAGTCAACGAGGATCTGACGACCGTCGATAGATCGTATGGAAGCATCTTCCTTCGCCTTGCGTTTGACCGCCTCAACGAGGCTCTCCAGACCAGGAATGGCGTCAAGGTACGCCTGACGAATCTCCTCGCCCTTCGACTTGGCCTGCTGTTTAGTAAGTTGTGGATCATAGCTAAGACCAATCTTCGTTGTCGACGCCCCGTAAAGGAAAGCGTATGTAACAGTCTTGACCGCCCTACGGGAGATCCCAATCTTGTCAGCGTTGACCTGATGAATGTCATCATTAAGAAGGATGTCAGCATACCTGCCACCGTCGTAACGGGCAAGGTAGTGTGCAAAGATTCTAAGTTCGATGCCAGCTAGGTCACTGTCGACCAGTTTCCAGCCAGGCTTGGTGATGAACAGCTCACGACAATCAGCGTCAGAACTTACCTGGGCAAGGTTCGGACGAGCATGTGCCATGCGATGTGTGGCTGCTCCAATGAAGCAGGAGTGGTGAAGTCTGCCATTCTTGACCAACTTCAACCATGCGTTGTTCCCTTGGGATAACATTCCGAGCTTCTTTTGTGTTTCAAGAATGCTCAGGAATACAGACGCTTCCTCCGTACCTATTTCCTTCAGGACTGTTTCATCAATGACTGGCTTACCAGTCTCTGTGAGCTTTGTGAACTCCCAGTTCTGAAACGTTTTGAAGTACCAGGCAATGTGGTCACGGCTACTGGGGTTGAACTCCTTGAGCCGCTGCATTTCTGCACCAGCTACGTAGCCTTGGGTCTTGTTGTCACGCTTCGGGGTAAACAGGTTGCCAGGGGCAAACGTGCAAACGCCACGAGCGCACTCTCTGAGGCTCTCCAGCTTGGTTAAAAGCTTGTTCTCTAGCTCCTGGGCCTTACGAACGTCGAAGGGCCATCCTACGGTCTCCTGGGCCGCCATAAGCTCAGCAATGCTGTGCTCTAGCTGTACTGCCTCAGGTATTTCTGGAAGTGTTGCCATAGTTTGGTGAGAACAGCGACATCCTGGACACAATACTCTTGCATCTCAGGAGACCACTCTTTCCAGTCAGCAGTCTTACCAAACTCCCCCTTGTAGCAGTTCAGCCGATACCCGTAGGCTTCAAGGCTGTGTGAACCGTAGAGTTTTGCAGGCATCATTGCCCACTTTCTCTTGAGGTCGATGTCAAGGAGGTTGGTGTGGAAGAAACGGCTGAGGATGAGGGTGTCGATTTGGTGATGATAGTGGAAGAAGGGGTAGTGTTTCTTGAGCTGAGGCGTGTCGTATCCGATGCCGTTGTGGGCAACGATGAGGTCCGCTTGAGCCAAGATGTTAACCCCCGTAGTGATGGTCTCACACTCACCACCCTGGTCATTGTATTGAATAACTTGACCAGAGTCGAGATCTTGTGTGACCAGACAGTGAACACGGGTGGAATCAAAGCCATCGGTTTCAATGTCGTAAGCGAGTTTCATTTGCCTGGCTTCCAGACATAGGTCTTGTCTACAAACTTAGCACGTTCCACAGCCTCCGCAGTGGGAGGGTTGGGACGCTGCAGCATCATAGAGTACGCTAGGTAGTTAGAAGTCAGTGTTGGGGTCGAATTCTGCTTCAATTTCATGTTCAGTGAAGCGACAGGTAGAGAGATCATAAGTTAACTTACAGGCGACGCCAACTTCGCCAGAATAGCGATTTTTAAGGACGCGCACTGTTGTGCCATTTCGTTCAGGTCCGCTCTGCTGATCTCGTTCCAGTGCGATGACTGAATCTGATAGCTGAGCGATTGAAGCTGATCCACGTAACTGCCCAAGTGTGACGCGGGCTCCTTCTTCGTGGTTTGTGTCATTGGATGTTCTCCGCAGATGAGATACAAGGAACAAGGTGATACCTGTACGTTCAACCAAGGAACGAAGGCGAGTCATAGTGATGTCCAGCATGCGACGTTCGTCGCCGTCTAGCCCGCTGAGCAGGATGCTGAGGTGATCAAGGAAGACAACACGCACCTCAAGCCCGGTGGCAAGGTACTCAATTCTGTTGTATATGACATCAGGATCAAAAGAACCAAACCCATCGAAAAGAAAGAGATTCCACTGAGCAATAGAATCCTGATACGCCTTGGTGAGAGTAGCTCGGTCATGTTCTCCAATGTGTAGTGACTGCTGGATTTACCGATACCAGATCCCGCAGTGATCGTAGTAAGCTCACCCAGCCTGATCCCTCGAAGCTTTGATTGTAGTCCTTGAAATGGGTACTCATGTAGGCAGGGTTCTTCGGGTGTGGTCAGGTCATCGAGCAACGTCTTGGCATCCACGATGCCGTCAGGACGGTACGTCTTGGCGTCCCAAACAGCACGACGGATAGCCTCAGGGTCCTTGGCTTGCAGTGCATCAGAAGCATCCTTGTACTTCTCCATGCGGGCGATCTTCACCTTGCCTGGTGGCAGGATCTGAGCACACTCTTCTGCAGCCTTGCGCCCTGGCTCGTCGTTGTCATAGAACAGGACCACTTCTTCGTAGCCCTGCAGCAGCGGTAGTACCCGCTGGATTGCTTTCTTTGCCGCAGGTGCCCCGTCAGGGAGAGACACGTGAGGCCAGGTGGGCATGGCTACAGCACCTGATGCTGCGTCCAGCTCGCCTTCGTAGATTGTGATGCGTGTGCCCTTGTCAGGAACGAGATGCTGACCAAACAGCTGGTGATCGACATTCTTGCCTTCCCAGTGAAAAGTCTTATCAATGCTCTTGACCTTGGCAGCACACACAGTGCCACTGTTGTCAAAATAGTGAAAACGCAGCACGTCCCCATCCTTGTGGATACGGTACTTGCGGCATATTTCTTCAGAGATGCCTCGCTTGGCTAAGCTGACAGGCTGTCCTTGAATCATGACGTTGGGGAAATTTAAGTGGTCGGTCTCGCCATCTGCATGCTCGTATGCCCCACATACGAAGCAGTAAGCATGACCGTCATCATAACGTGCCATGCCATCACTGCTGCCGCACATGGGGCAGGGCTCATGACGAAGGAACTCACTCTCTTGGCTTGAGCCAGTCGAGGGGTATGTCATAGTACGGGCACCATTGGAATCCGTTCTTTTCCGCCCATGCGGCGTAGGTAGTTTTAGAGTTCTTACTGATCTTATTGTATGGCGCTTGGAAGACCAGGCGTACGTCGAGATCAGGGTTGCACTTCTTTACAGCGAGCATCTTGCGACGATCAGCTGGTTTGAAGAAGCCCTTGGTCTCAAGGTAAACGTCCCCAACCTTGAAGTCGGGGGTGTATTTAGCCTCGATGACGTAGTTGAACTTGTCAGGCTCGTAGCCATATTCAACTTTGAGGTTTGTAAGAAGCTCAGCCACCTGTTCTTCCAGGCGACTACGCATCAGTCGTCAA